CGTCTCCCAGAAGGAGAGATAGAGTCCCAAGTATGAACATGTCGAATCTTTCCCATGTCCACACTTCGGCGGGGTTCGCCAAATATCTTTGAGTGAATACCCCGTCCACGGTCTTTAAGACTTCGATAAGTCTTAGAGCCCGAGAACTCTTTGAACGGTCTTTGTATTTACCGTCTAAAGAGAGGAGGGTCTTCTCGTCTTTTGTCCAGACGGGATCCCCCTTACCCTTTAGGAACCGATTGATTCGGAACCTAAGGGTGCGGGCCCAGTAGTGATAATCACTAGTAGGGTCCGAACACTCCTGGAATAGTCTTCTACCCCAGTGAGTGTGGCGAGAGATCACGTAAAGTTTTACGTCATCTGCCGCAATTCGATGAAACCTAATTTTATTTTTCATCGAACCATCCCACTTCGGACCCAAAATCCTAGGTGGGAGCGGGTCTTGGAGGCGTATTCCGTCCCCAGACCACGTGACTACTTCAGGGCCATCCAAGCCTTTGATAGTAGCCAAAGCACGAGCAGCATGGAGTTTCCATGGATCCTCGTACTTAATCCGCTTAGTAAGAAACTTACGTCTGCGGATTGGGCCCACGGTGTCCTGTTCAAGGACATCGTCGGCGTTAGATGCTTCTGACCCGGAAGAGTCAGCCTCATCTTCATATGGCCCGTCATGACTAGTCATGGCGTCCATGTGGTCACTTGCCTCCCTAAGTAGGGTTGACAGTGACTCAGAGTAACGGGGGGCTTCGTCCCCGCGTCCCTGTCGTGTAATGTAGGAGGCGACACCTTCCTCATTCCACGTAATCTCTTCTATCGGGAATCCCCGAGACAAGAGTCGTGACTGGTTTAAACTCACTGAGCGTGAACCAGCCTTCGCCAAAATAAGTCCCGACGGGACTTGTTTTGTCGAAAGGAAATGCTTTCCCTCCATGAATGGAGACAAAGCATCCGGTACAATTCCGTTCGGTGAAACAGGGTTGTACCAGAGAGGTGTCGCAGTCATTAATGACCAGACCCTCTCATCCATTATTTTCGCTTTCATTAGCGGAAAAGTGGAACTTAATAAACGTAACGTAAATGCTCCCCAGTTAGGGGCTATACGTTACCCCAAGGTGCCTCTTAAACGGTAACCCGGGATAGCTCGTCAACTACGATTAGTTTCGTATCTGATCGAGAGCCTGCCTAATTTCTTCGAAATTAGTCAGACGGCTGTAGAAATCGGGTTCGGTTATCCGATTCTGCAGAAGCCTAGTGCATACATTTGTCAAATGTAACACTGGCTTCGTCAAGGGGTCCCCCATGAGGACTCCTTGACGAAGGGTGATGCTTCTAATATCAGGACCTGCTTCAGGCCTGGCATCACCCAGATCTTCCAGTAAGCCCGTGGCTTTAAAGAAGATCTCACGTGGCTTGTAGCAAGTTTCTACTACAATACCACGTAAGACAGCAGGGATACCACATTTGGTCATCCATGCGTCTCCCAACTCCATTGCGACATCATGTCTCAATGAATCGGTTGCCTCTTTGTAATCTGTAGAAGATACATAGAGGTTCTCGAAGGTGTCTGTCGTCTCGACATAGCCTTCGAATGGGGTCTCCACTCTATTCATAACGTGGAAGACCTCTTTCCTCTCCAACTCATTTGAAAATGAGTTGAAGAGGTTCCAGCCATGGTTTGAAGCTTTCATACCTGACTGGCTGCTTCGGATCCCTTTTGCTAAGGGTTCGGAGCAGATCTTGCTCACAAGATCGAGAACGATCTTGAGACAAGCTCGTGCCTTGGTAACGCTTCTAGCCTTACCAGGTTCACGTACCACCGTGAGGAATGCTTTTCTAAGCTCCTCCGGTGGGGTTCGGAGAGTCTGATCCAGGCATAGCCAAAAGATCAGCTCTCCGACAGAGTCAAATTCATCTGGAAATTTCCATTGAATGACCCTACCGGTGTCCAGATCCCGTATTCGGATCTGGGCCATCGGATCGGCAGAGTTGATTATTTCCTTAATCATCTCTGTCGTTCCGCCTTCTGCTCGGGTTTTCTCCCAGCAAGCTGCGGACGCCACTGTGACTCTCGCTTTTGTCGAGAGCCCAGTGGTAGCAGCGACGGGGAGGTCCTTGATGACCTCCTCGATCGCTAGACGTCTGAGGGTCCGCATTGTTGCGGATTCCTCAGGCGGCTCCATAGAAACGGTTTCGAGAAACTTCCGTTTCGATTGGAGTACAACGAGAGGCGGCGGTGTTCCGCAGCCTCTCGTTTGGGACAAGACGCCTATTATCAATAGGCGGTCATAGCCCCTGGCTCCATCGAGAACATTCCATGTTCTCCAAAGGAGTCTCGACCACTCCTCCCCTTCGGGGGGGGGTTGGTCGGCTTTAAGCATCCCTCTGTGAGAGCTCTGCTTAAACCACTTCCTAGTCCACTTAAGTGTGGCATAGGAGGTGCGGATGTTGAGCGCCTGTTTCGGGAGCTCTCCATCGAGGAACTCGTCTCCCAGAAGGAGAGATAGAGTCCCAAGTATGAACATGTCGAATCTTTCCCATGTCCACACTTCGGCGGGGTTCGCCAAATATCTTTGAGTGAATACCCCGTCCACGGTCTTTAAGACTT